TTTTTGAAATTTATAATTTTACATAATAAATATTATCATCCTATTTTTTACAAAATCCTTATCAAAAATTCAAAAACTGCAATTGTTAACAAATGTAAATACAAATTTGAAATAGGCGCAAACCCTGTCATAATCCCTAATAGGATAGTATAGATGACGATAGAGAACTGTTTTATCAATCTTTTGGGTCAATTTAACTTTATGTACATGTAGGTTATGCATCAGAATTGAAAGGTAGGTACAAGAATGACATCATTGGCGGTAAATTATGGTTGGACTCCTGAGTTAATTGCTCAAGACATGGCGTTAAAAGAAAAATACGGTGCAGGTGCACATATTACACCGGCAAAGACTTATGTTACTTCTTTAGAAAGAAGTCCTGAAGAAGATGGTTTTGCACCAAAGAAATCAGATAAGAATAATACTGCTACAAAAGTGGCGGTTGGTGTTGCGTTAACTGCATTGGCTGCATTTGCATTGAAAAAGGGTGTTCCAAAATTAAAACAGATGTTGGGTTTAGGCAAAAAAACTCCGCAACATGCACCACAAACAGTCACTGCGGGTGAGAAGAAAATGTTAGACCAGTTTGCCAAGATTGATAAATTTAAATCTGAATCTAAATTCGTTAAAAATGTAGTTGATGAATCTAGAGGTTCTGATAAATGGATAAAAGTTTCATATTCTGATGGTGCGCCATACGCCAAAGGCCGTATTTCAAATTTAGAAGGCCCTGGATCTAAATGGGCGTCTATTACTCTCAATGATGGAAAAGAAGTTGCTTTTAAATTTTCTCCTCAATCACCTAATGCGAAAATCAAAGTTCCAGAGTATTATACTTGGGAGTCTGCTGATTTAGGTATTACATTGGGTTCAGCAGAAAACGCTAAAGAAGCATATACTCGTATATTAAATGGCTTAAATGCTAATGGTTATGACGGTGCGGCTGTTGTTGCAGAATTGAAACGATTGACTCAGTTAATATAAATTATAATCTATTAGGAATAGAATTTTTTAAGAAGGACAAAATAAATTTGTCCTTCTTTCTTTTGGTTAGTGGAATGATTTTTCATTCGTAGTTTAGAAAGGAGTTCCTATGTCAGGTACACAGGACACAAATTCTGCTGTGCAAAATTTTGAAGAATTAGCACAACAGGCTCAAGCAGGACTTGAGCAAACTTTAGATGAGTTGGCTCAGGGAGCTGAAACAGAAGAACAAGAAACACTTTCGCCATCTCAAAAGATGGACGAGTTGATTCGTGGTTCTTCTAAGGGGTTTATGAAAAAAGAAATTGAAAAGCTCAGAAAAGAAGCGGCAAAGTATCGTAGTTCTACACGTGCAGAAGCGGAGCAAAAGTTAGAGTTTCAGGCAAAAGCTGAGATGTATGAAAAAGAGCTTGATACTTTGAAAAAAGAACACCGAACCCTTGCTTTAATTCAAAAATTAGATAAAGCCGGTTGTATAAAAAGTGAGCTTGTTGCAAAGGACGTTCCGTTTGATTTGGATTTGGTTGAGGGATTAGACGAGTTTATTGAAAAGTATAAAGAAGAAAATTCGTTTCTTTTTAAAGCCCCAAAACAAAACATCGGGAGTGTTTTTAAAACTTCCGGAAAGCAAAATCTTTCGCCTTCTCAGCAGATGGATGCGTATATTCGTGCTGCGTTAGGGCGTTAATTAAATGAGTTAGTAAGAAAGGAAAAATTAGAATGACATTAGATGCAAAAATTATTTCTCGTACGAACGCTGAAGCGTTGATTCCTGTTGAAACATCTTCAGAAATTATTAAAGAAGTTCCAAAAGCTTCTGCGGCTTTGCAATTGTTTAAGCAGTTGCCAAACATGAGTGCAAAGCAAAAAACTCTTCCGATTGCTTCAACATTGCCAACAGCATATTTTTTAAACGGTGATACCGATATGAAGAAAACTACTAATGCAGAATGGGATAAGTTGACTCTTACTGCGGAAGAAATTGCGGTGATTGTTCCGATTCCGGAAGCTGTTTTCAACGATTCTCAATATTCTATGTGGGATGAAATTAAACCTCAAATTGTAGAGGCGTTTGGCGTTGCAATTGATGAGGCAGTTTTCTTTGGTGTGAACAAGCCTGCTACATATCCTGATGCTATTGTTAATGCTGCTATTGCTAAAGGTAATACTGTTTCTATCGGTACAAATGAAGATATTGCCGGTGACATTATTGGTGAAGGCGGTGTTATGTCTAAAGTAGAAGAACAAGGATATAAAGTTACAGGTTTTTATGCAGATTCTACTTTAGAAGCAAAATTTAGAAACTTGCGTGACAAAAATAATCAGTTGTTATATACACCCGGCTTAACTTCTGAAATGCCAGTAAGTCTTGTCGGACGTCCTATGATGTACGATGAAACAGGGGTTTTTGATGCTTCTAAAGCTTTGTTACTTGCTGGTGATTTTACAAAGGCAGTTTATTCAATCAGACAAGATATTACTTACAAAGTGTTAGACCAAGCAATTATTCAAAATACTGATGGTTCAATTGCTTATAACCTTGCTCAACAAGATATGGTTGCATTACGTTGTGTAATGAGATTGGGTGTACAAGTTGCGAACCCTGTGAACAGAAAAGGTGGTACAAATCGTTATCCGTTCGCAGTGTTAGCTCCTTCTGTGTAGGGTATATATGCGGGTGGTTTTTACTGCCCGCTTTTTTATAGAAAGGTGAAAAATGGCTTTAGAATTATATAAAAATACGTTGGTCACTTTAGATGAAGCGGAGCTTTATTTTGATGAACGTTTTGGTTCTGATGATTGGATTGATGAATCTAAAAAACCTGATAATTCAATAAAAGAAAAATTATTAATAACTGCAAGCAGAAAAATAAGCGCGTTGGATTTTGTTGGTTCGCCTCTTGATGTTCGTCAAAAGATGGCATTCCCTAGAAATTTTGATTTGCCACAGGATATAAAAGATGCTGTTTGTGAAGAAGCCTACGCGCTTTTGTCCTATTGCGATAATGTACATAAGTTTAATCAAGAGAATAATATTGCGTCCATTTCTTTGGGGGTGGGTTCTGTTTCTTACAATCAAACTGGTTTGAAGAATTTGGAATCTGTTCTTGTTTCACAAGAAGCGCAAAGACTTGTTTCTAAGTGGATTAAGAAAGGTTTTTTAGTTGAAGCTTAATATGTGAGGAGGTTTGAATGGGTTATTATACTCATATATTAAAAGATATTGCGGTATTAAAAACGGTAAATGGTTTTGATGAAAATGGTCGGCCGAATATCATTGCCTTGGATGAAATTGATTGCAAAATTGAGTTTAAACACTCTGTAGTTGTAAGTGCAAAAGGCAAAGAATTGGTATGTGCAGGTCGTTTGTTTACGGAATCAGTTGTTAAGCCAGACGATATTTTAGAAATTAGAAATAAAGAATTTAACGTTATAAATGTGTCTCAGTACTATCCTTTGGCAGATACTTTTTGTTCTGTTAATGAGGTGCATTTTGTTTAAGTTTAAACGGTAACATGAGGCAGGAAAAATGATTTTAGATGATTTGAAAAATTTTATTGTACAAAATGAAATTGCTACAGAAGATATTATCAAATACGATTATGACTCTTCAAAAGGTAATGATATTGTACTTTTGACTTTGTATGATACAGAGCCTTGTGATTTGGCATTACGTTCGAGCGTGAGTATTGTTTTTAAGTTTAAGGATTTGAGGCAGGTGCGTGAAGATTGTTTTATTCTATACAGTTTACTTTTTCCTCAAGATAGTTTTCAAAAATCCATAAAAATAAATGGGAAAACTATGCATTTAAAACTTAATAAAGGGCCTTTGTATTCGGGTTTAGACCAATCTAAAAGGCATAATTATGTGTTAGATATTACAGTTGTTTATGAAAGGTAGGAGAATATGGCATTAAAAACGGTGACAAAGTTATTTGGTGTTGATGACGCAAAGTTGTTTCCGATAACAGAAGACTCTGAATTACAATTTGTTTGTGCAGAAGGTATTGATTTGCCGGGTGTAAGGCAAATTTCTTTAACTTATGAAATGGAAGAAAAATCTTTGACCGGTGATGAAAAGGTTTTGGAGATTTCAAACAAAATTAAATCCGTTACGTTTAATATGGAATATGCAAAACTCAGTCTTGAGGTGTTAGCTCAGTTGACAGGCGGTAGCTATTCCAAAACCGGTGATGGAGATAGTGAAGTCGGTACTTTTAGTTTTGGTGGTGGTGATTTGCCTAATTATTTCCAGTTAAAAGCGCAAATTTTAGACACCAGCAATGATGGCGGTGATGTTCATTTTTGTATTTACAAAGCAAAAGCAACCGCAATTCCTTTAAATGGAGTGCAAGATGATTTTGCGACTTTGACTTTTGATGGCAAAGGTGTTTATACAGAACATGAATTTGGCATTGAAGGCAATAAACAAACTAAGCTGATTGATATTGAGATTCATTCAAAAGCTCAGGAGTTGGCTGCTACAGTGGATGTAGCATAAAATGTATCAAGGAGTGAATTTTGTAATTTACTCCTGTTTCTTTAGCTTATGATACAATACAGAAATGAAAAAGTTATTGTGTTTATCGTTGTTTATACTTTTAGTTCTTCCTGTGCAAGCGGTTACGCTTGAGGGAAGTGTAACATATACGGTAGAACAAGCCCGAGAAGAGGCATTTAAGGATATTGAGTGGGAAATACCGAAACAGTTGTTGAGAAAACACAGAAAAGACCCGAATTATCGTGTTCATGTGGTTGCGAAGAAATATTCTCAAAATGTATTGACGGATAGGTATATAAACTTTTTTGCTGATGGTGCATATGGATATTATTATTTTGATAGTCCTGAATATGGGTTTTATTATGGAGAAAAAGGTAATTTAGAACATGTTGAAAAACGAACAGTAGATATTTATCCGGCAAAATTTTATAAATATAATTTAAAAGGAAAGTTGATGGCTGTCGTATTGGTCGTTAGTGAGACAGAGTCTTTTATATATTTTAAAGATGGACGACTGATTGCTCATTGGATTAATGATAAGGCCTATGATGAAGACGGTAATATTACACAAGAACGTATTAATGAAAAATAAACACCTTGTAGGTGTTTATTTTTTTATAGAAAGGATTTGAAATGGTAGATGATAACAAAAACGAAAAATTAGTATTAAGTAGTGATGTAGTGAAAGGGCTTGAGTATATTGAAAATTTGTATAATAGGTTGATTGATGCAGCTCGAAAATACCACGAACAAGAGAAGAAAGATAACCCATATGCAATAATGATAGAAGCATCAAAAAAATTCCAAGAAGAACTCAACGCAGAACTTGGTTCGTATAAAGATGTTCAAGAAAAACGGCTTGAAATAGACAGATGGTATAACGCAGAGTACAAAAAACTCCAAGATAATAAACAAAATTTGTCTAACGCAGAACAAGGCAAAGCTTTCGCAGACTTAGAACAACTTTATCAAGACAGGAAAGTCCAAGCAACAACAGAAGCCTGGCAAAACCACGGAGAAGAAATAGGTCAAATTTTAAGCAAGAGCTACGAAAGTATCCTTACCGAATACCAAAACTTTGGCGACACAATGAAAGGAATCGCTACGGATATCGCAAACTATCTTATCCAAGAATCAATTAGGGCAATGATGCAACAAATCTTTGCAACTCAAAAAATGCAAGGGTTTGTAGGTGCTCTGTCAAACTTCTCAGGCGGAGGAAACGTATGGGGTACCGTAGTTCAAGGTATAGGTAAAGGATTGGGCTTGTTCCATTCAGGAGGTGTTGTTCCGGTAGGGGCAAATGCAGAACTCCCCGGAACTCGTGAACAATTGGCATTATTAAAGGGTGGAGAAAGAATTCTAAGTCCCGGAGAAAATGCAAATTACAATAATGCTCAACAACCAACCTCTCCGGTAATAGTGAATAACTATAATATAAAAGCGTGGGATTCTAAAGATGTAAGTAGTTACCTAATGGAAAATAAACAATTGTTGAATCAAATAACATATGAAGGGATAAAAAATAACAACAATCATTTGAGAAGTATAGTGCAGAATGCGTAGGTGTTCTCAGTGGTTTTTTGTTGGGGGAGAAACTCCAACCCTCATTTTTATTATGATGGTAGACTAAAGTTTATTCTACTTATTGATATTGAGATTCATTCAAAAGCTCAGGAGTTGGCTGCTACCGTGGATGTGGCGTAAAAAATATGGGGTAAGTTTTATAATTTACCCCATTATTTTGATATTAATTTATTTAGTAATGCATTAATCGCATTTATTTGTTCATTAATGTATAAATTTGTTCTAACGCCTTGTTTATATAATTTATTTTTTCACTTCTTTTTTCTAAATATTCTTTGTTTTTGTCGTAAACATAATTGCCTAGGTTTTCTCCCATCTTGGTAATGTTTTTGATTTTTTCATGTTCCGAGTTAAGTGCAAACCTGTATTTTGCCAACTCTTGGATTTTTTGATAATTAAGTTTTTCTTGTTCTAGTTCTTTTTTCCAGATTTCAACAATTTTATTTAAAGTTTTTGTTTCTAATTCCTCAATTGTCTTTATATTTGAAGCAATTGAGTCTAAGGCTTCTTTTAGTATTTCTAGGCCTTTTTTATTAATTTTGTTTGTAGCTTCTTCATCCAAATACCTTTTGTTTTGAAGTTCAATTTTTTCGGTTGCTTCAAATGCAATTTCCATTTTGTCATCTTTAGATATATTGGTTTTTAATTTCTTTATGGTGTCATCTATATAAGATGTATCAAAATTTGGAAAAGTCATTGTTTCATCTATTTTTCGCTTTGTGTTTTCTATTAATTCACTAGTTTCATCATAGTAGTATTGGTAACAGAATTTGCAATTTTTTATGTCTTTTTCAATTTCTTCAAAACCACCTTTGAAAGCAATTTGTTTGTGAGATTTTGTAAAAATATCGTTTTGTAAAGTACTGTTTTGCTTAATGTATGGCTTGTTTGCAGGTGTTTGTATTGTTGTTTTGAAAAGTTGATTAGGTGTGTAATTTACTTTCATTGTGCTTTCCTTATTGATTTGTATTTAAACAATATTCGTAAATATATTTTTTTGCTAGTTTTTTAGGAGGTTTATGGTTAAAGAGATTTCAAAAGTTAAATATAAAAAACTTGAGAAGGAGTGTTTGGGTCTGGTTATTCAAAACAGCATTGTGTTTTTAGACGAAATATTTATATATTCAGAAGTATTACCATCTATTTTTTTTGAAATGAAATTAAATGAGTCACAAAAAATTAAAGATGCGATTGATGTTAATCGTGCCAAGTTGAAAAGAGATTTGAGGGTGAAATGGTTTGATAGCACAAATGCTACATTGAATGCAGCGTTGTACAAGTTGGTTTGTACTGATGAAGAAAAACGCGCATTATCGGCTTCTGCCAATGCAAAAACAACAACGTCGAATGATGTTTGTACGCAAGAGGAGTATTTAAAGAGTTTAAAGGAAATGGGTGAGATTTTAGAAAATGCCGATTGATTGGACAAAATCAAAATATAGTAAAAAGCATAGGATGTTTTTAAGTAAAAAACCTGAAGATATGGCCTTTTTTACATTGTGTGACGGAGCTGTTCGTTCGGCAAAAACATTGTCGATTATTTATAAAATTCCACAAATTTTTGATTATATTGGGAATGAATATTTAAAAGTTTTTTCAGGGTATTCCAAAAATACGGTAAGGAATAATGTTTTGGTTGAGTTATTACCGTATTTGAAAAATTATCATGGAGCAAAGGTAAAATTTAATTCGGCAAGTGGTGAGTTGGATATTAATCTTTGGGGAAAGCTATATAGTTGTTTGGTTGTTGGTGGCGGAAAATCTGATAGCGATTCAAACATTCAAGGCGCAACTTGGGATTTTTGGTATGCTAATGAACTGCCAAAACATCATTATTGTTTTTATAATATGGCTTTATCCAGGCTTACGCCCGAACGAGCCATGGCCATAGCGGATAGCAATCCGGAAAGTGCAAATCATTGGCTTTATCGAGAACGAATAAAGCCTTTTCTTGATGGTGATGAAAATATAAAAAGCATTTTTGATTATTGGCATTTTACTATGGAAGACAACGCTAATTTATCAAGAGCTTTTATTCAAAATCAGCAAAAACTTTATCAGGGCGTATTTGAAGCAAGAAAAATAAAAGGTCTTTGGGTTGTTGCGCAAGGCCTTGTATACGATACATTCAATCCTCAAAAACATGCTTGTAATCACAAAATAATTTTGGAAAAAATTGCAAAAAATGAATTTGTGGAATATTTTTTAGGACTTGATTGGGGATGGATTCATCCTTTGTCTTGTGGGTTGTACGGTGTTACAAGAGAGGGCAAATATTACAAATTGGATGAATTGTATGGTTCAAAAATAAGTGATGATAAAGTTATTGAATGGATTTTAAATAAACAAAAAGAATATGGGCGTTATTTTCGATTTATAAACTGTGATAATGCCAGACCTGAACAAAATCATAAGTTGAGGCAGGCTTTAAACGGGATTATTGTACATGAAAAGAAGCCTAAAGTTATTGATAGTATTGGAATTGTTCGTTCAATAATTAATTATGACAGGTTTATTGTAAATAAAGACAGATGCAAAAATACTTTGCGAGAATTTGGGTTGTATCGTTATCCAAACGATGACGAAAGAGATGGTTTTGGTTGTGATTTAGACACTCCGTTAAAAGAAAATGATGATACTATGGACGAGACTCGTTATGCATTGTATTTTTATGAGACAAATTATGGCTATAGGTTTGGGTAGGGATAGTGTGGATTATGGAAAGTTTGTTTTTTTGATTGATATACATAGGTGAAATTATTGTTTTAAGTTCCACCCATTCTTTGGCTGCAAAGAACGGGTGGAGCCCAAGAAACTGCAGACCTACTGTTTCATTCACACAGAAAGTAATTTTCACCTAAGCGCCATAACTCGCTGTCCATATTTGCACATTAAATTTAAGTTTATGTGTCACCCTGAATTTATTTCAGGGTCGCCATATTTAACGCATTATACAATCATTGAAAATAACTTAGGACAGCTCAGACAAATGGTCACTCATCGTTGTTCAAATAACTTTCTGTAGCTCATTTCACAAAGGTCTGCGGGTTTTGTTTGCTTAACAAAGTTTTTAATAAAATTTATAACTTTCCATAACCCACATTATCAGAACATATACAACACCGTCACAATTTAAAAGAAAGGAATATTTATGGATGAAAAAATGAAATTGCTTTTGGAGCAAGTTGGCCGTCCCTATGAAATGTTTAACAACGATGGTACATATCAAGGGTGTTTTTATCCGGTGCAGTTTTTGTATCCTGACAAACCGAAATATAAGTTACGGTCGATGAATGATGATAAAAACTATTTATATGGATTATCAAAAATTAAAAAACATTGTGAAGAAATATCTCCTACAGATTTAGATGTGGGGGATATTATTGTTACACGATTCAAAGATGAATTGCATGTTGCTATATATTTGGAGTTTGGCAAGATAATTCATGTTTTTAAGAATCATACTCTTCAAATTGGTCGGTTAAAAATGTTTAAAGAATTTAAGGTTTATAGGGTGAAAAAATGATAGTAACTTCAATGATTGCATCTGCTGCATTTGCAATAAGTGCAGCGATTGGGTTTGCCGGTACAATTGCGGCTGGGGTTTGTACTGCAATTGGATTTATAGGTGCGCTGGCGATTTATGGCGGTACGGCATTAATGGCAAATAAAAAAAAGAATATAGGTTATAATTCGGCGACTTATGATGGCATTATACAAACACAAACTGACCAAAATTTGCCGGTTCCTTTGTTGTATGGAACTTGTAAGTTGGCAGGAAATAGAATTTGGCAGGATTCTGAAAATCGTTCAAGTATTAAAAGAATCGTCGCTTTTTCGGAAGGTGAAATTACTGAATATTCCGATATAAGATTGAATGATGTGCCATATCAAGACCTGGCCGGTTGTAAAATTAATTGTTATTATGGCACACAAGAACAATTAGTTGACGAAATTGTGGGTTTTTCAACACAATCTGAACGTTCAGCTGTTGTTGGTTCTTTAAAAAATATTGCTTACTTGGCAATAACAGTTCCAAAGGGAGAGAAAGTTGATGTTAATTATAATTTAACAGCTGTTGTAAAAGGTAAAAAAATAAGAGTTTATAAAAATAAATATGACTATGAGGTAAAATATTCAGAAAATCCGGCTTGGGTTATGTTTGATTTTTTAAGTTGCTACAATGGTTTGGGTTTGTGCATTGATGCTTCAGGGGTTGTAAATGATAGTTTAGTTGAAAACTTTTTTGATTTAGATTCGTTCATTGAAGCGGCGGCATATTGTGATGAATTGTTGGAGTATAAGCATTTGGACAAAGACGGGAATGAAGTTGTTGAATTAGTTCCTAGGTTTACTTTTAATATGATATTTGATGCACAAACTTCTGCCAGAACATTGATGGATGAAATTTATCGTTCTTGTCGAGGGGGCTTGTTCGTAAAAAATGGTAAGTTGCAGTTTAAGATTGACAAGGCTGAGCCGGTGAGCAAAGTATTTACTGTTGATGATATTATAAAAGGCTCTGAAACTTTTCAAATAATTCCAAAAGAAGAACAATATGATATTTTAAAATGTACTTATATTTCTCCTGAACATGAGTGGCAAAAAGTAGAAGCAACTGCTGAAATTCCCGAATATAAAGATGGTGTACCTGTTGAACACAGTGTAAATATATATAGTTGTACGAGTTTTAATCAGGCTTCTCGTTTGGCTTGGTATTATGTTAATTCTAAACGCTTACAACCTTATTTTGGAAGTTTTCAAACTGATTACAAAGGTTACGATATAGAAATTGGCGATGTTTTGTCCATAGATAGCTTGTTAATGGGTTTGGAATCTTACAAAGTAAAAGTTACCGGTGTTACTGATACCGGTACGGGTGTATTCACTATAGATTGGAGAACCTATGATGAAAGGCTTTATTCAGATGAATTGGGTAGTAAAGAGCCTAGAGTATTAGTTAGTAATGTTTCTGATATTGTTAAATATCCTGATGATGTTAGGAATTTTAATGTTGTTCAATCAAATAGTTTGTTTAATTTTGTATGGGAACCTAATTTAAGTAAAACTGATAATTATGAAATAAGAATGGGTGAAACTTGGAATAATTCAGTAATTATTAAAAAGGGAATTGTAGAAAATAAATTTTCTTACGCAATTCCGACTACAGGTTTATTTAAATTTTGGATAAAAGCTTTTAATGGGTACAATTTATCACAAAATGCGACTTTAGATGTGATTTCTATAAATAGTGTTCCGAATTTGAATGAAATAGTAAAAATTAATGTTTTAGAAGATTTGTCTGGTGTTTATGATGATTCTGTTAAAATTTATCAGAATACTTTAAAGTTAAAACCTGCAGATATATTTTGGAAGGAGATTGATTCTGCTTGGCAAAATAACAAAAACTACTATCAGAATTTCGGTTTTTGGGGTACAAGCGTTGTTCCTATAGGGGTTTATGAAAGTCAAATTTATGATATTGGTGAGTTGTTAGAGTGTGTAGTGTCATTTGATTACAACCGTATTTCTTTGGATGAACAAAATTCGATAATTATTGAGTGGGCTTATTCAAGTGATGGATTAGAATATTCTTCTTGGAATGTTGTTAATTCGGGCATGTATAATTTTAGGTTTTGTAAATTTAGGATTACATTGAAGTCTTTTAATGGTTTGCCGATAGTTTTGACAGATTTTGTGGTTAATATTGATGTTCCTGACAAAGATATTGATATGCAATTAGAAATTACTGATATTAATGGTTTGAGGATTGAGTATTCTTTTGTTAAACCACCATCTGTTGTTGCTACTGTTAATGAGAACACTGATGCTTATATTGTTGTTGCTGAAAAGACAAGTAAATATGCGGTTTTGAAGGCATACAAAAATAATGGCGAATTAACTACTGCAAAATTAAGTTTAAGGGCAAAAGGTTATTAATTATTTTAGGAAAGGGTTTATTATGAGTGACAATTATATTTGGACAGATAATCCTACTGTAAGTGGGGTTTCTAAATGTGATACGGATATATTGAATGATTGTTTAATGCATTTAAAATATCATAATACATCAAATGGTAGGGAATTATTTGATGTTGTTTTTAAAGACAAGGCTTTATCATACGAAGAGTCGCAAGGATGGGCGTTGTTGGGGACGTATGTTTACAAAAATGCATTGTTGGGTACAAGGTATGGTTATCCGGATTTTTATGAAAGATGCATAGACGAAAAAAATTCAGCTGAGGCTGTTGAAATTACTTTAGGTGATAATGTTATTACTATATATATGAATAAAAACGGTCATCAATTTTATGATATTTCTGACAAGGATATTGTTGATGAGTTTTATAATCAAAATGGTGTTGCTTGGTTTTATGGTGTTGATGTTTTAGAGCAGAGGATATTTTTACCGAGGAATGATTATTATTTTAAAAATGGTTCTTTTGGAGAAATTGGGCAATTCGTTGCACCGGGCATTCCTAATATAAAAGGTTCATTTTCCAGAGCTTTTGCGGATGATACGCTAAATTGTGACGGTGTTTTTTATGTCCCATCAACTACAGGTACCGCCAGATATGGTACTCAAACGAGAGGGTCTGTTACAAATAGTGTCGGGTTTGATGCATCGCTGTCAAATTCTGTTTATGGAAACAGTTCCAGTGTACAGCCTCCTTCTGTTAATGTTTTAGCGTATATGGTGGTTGGTAATGTAAATACAAATCAGGGATATTCTGAAATTGTTGCAGAAGGAACAAATATATTAAATCAACTTGGCGAAGGTCTTTCGCTAAAATTAGATGCTGATTTTAGTAATTTTACAAAACCTTATGTGATAGAAACTTATATCAATTCAAAAAGTGGTTATAGGTTATGGTCAGACGGATATTGTGAGCAGTGGGGATGTTATTCTTTTAGCGGCACTCATGGTAGCAAATATAATATTTCTTTGCTTTTATCTTTGTCCAATGATGATTATTTGGTTTTAAGAGGCGGTACTTTTGCTATTGGTACAACATCAGGGATATTTGTGAGCGTTGTTGAAAAAGCAGTTGATAGCTTTGCTATACAGTATTGTTCTCAAACGGGAGGGGCATATCCTTTGGATTATTATTGGAAAGTTTGTGGGTACAAAAATTAAAGGAGGTTAATATGTCATACAAATTAAGTAAACCATATTCGCAAAAACAAAAATTGGATTTCCTTGTTAATTATAATCATAAGTTGGGTTTGAAGATAATCAAAACAGATAGTGCTATTTTTGCTCTGGAACCTTGGGAATCTTTAGACGGTGAATCTGTTATAGAAAATAAGTTATCTTGGGAACAGAGTGAATTTGAAAAGGTTAAACTTGCTAAAATAAAAGAAAATGAAGTGAAAAGAGAGCTCTTTTTAAACTCAGGAATTGAATATAACGGAGTAATATTTGATTCTGATATTTCTTCTCGAGTAAACATTATAAATGCAATTTCTGTTATGCAAGATAATGACACAATTGTTTGGTATTCGTCTAAAAATGAGCCGGTAACCTTTGTTAAACAAGATTTGATGAAACTCAATGCTTTATTATTGGCGTTAAATTCTTCTGTTTGGGGTGAGAACGGTTTGAATTTGAAATATATAAATGCAATAGAAAACGCTAAGACAGTAATAGATTTAGATAATATTGAAATTGCTTATTTTTTAGAAAGAGAGGATGCTAATGAATAAATTAATTGAGACAATTTTGAAATATTTAGGACAGCCCAGTACTTATAAAGGGCTGTTTTCTGTATTGGCAGCCTGTGGTGTTATGTTAAAGCCTGAGTTGGCGGATGCTATTGTTGCTTGTGCTTTAGGGGTGATTGGTCTTATTAATGTTTTGATTGATGAATACGCTGAAAAAAAGGAGGCGGTGTAGTTATGTTTTCTGCTGTTTTTATGGCAGTAAGCAATTTATTATCAAGCGTTTTTAGTTTTAAGACGGCTAAGCTTGAAAATATTGCTTGTGTTGATGTTGTAGAAGATAAGAAAGACTATAAAAAAGCAGTTGATATTGCAGAAAAAATTATTGCTATTGCAGATAATTACAAGTCGGAAATGACGTTTTCTCATCGTTTGAAATTTTGTCATTATATTGAGGATTTTAGAAAACATAATTAA